GGCAGTACCTGCCGTGAGAGCATACTGCACATTTTGACTATTTATAGCATAGGAAGCCGTTCCATTGTTTCCACCAGAATATATTAAAAATGCAGCACTTTGAGCAGCATTAGCTGTTGTAGAATTTAATGCATAAGATGACGTTCCATTTGGAAACCCTTGGTAGAGTAAATATGATGAAGTAGTAGAGCCGCTTCCACCCCCATTCATAGAGAATGATGCCGTCAGAGAATATGATGAACTGATTGCATTTAAAGATTGACTGACAAATTGAGCAAATGATGCTGTTGAACATACTAAAGCATAACTGGAAGAATTTACCAATCCAACAATGTTACTTCCTAAAATATAAGAAGCTGTGTCAGCCAATATAGCATGAACAACATAAAAACTAGCACTTTCATTTAACCATGTTCCTAATTCGGATATCTGAATTTTTTTGGATTCAGCAGCATCAACGTCAACAATGTAGAGCACATCCTGAGGTACAACTTCATTTGCTGTAAGTTCTACCAACTGTGATACTCTTTGATTTCCTATATTTGACATAAATTGTTATTAATAATATCCTATTAAACGCAGTGTTGTTCCACCATCTGCTGCTTGACTGAAAGAATATTGAAATGTGGATGCTGACGTAGGAAAACAGCCTTGTCCACCCATTGAATTAGCATCGCCTCCACCACCCGATTTATATGATGTTAGAATATAAGTTTGTCCTACACCGCTGGACCTAATGTATATAAATCCAGCAGTATTTGTATTAGCATTAGTTGACCATCCATCAAGTATGACCGTTTGTGTCCCAGTTGGAACATAAGGAGAGCAATCAAAAGTCGTAAATGGAACAAAATTTACACTGCTAAAAACAACTACGGGAACTATGAATTTTGGCCCATTATTTACAAGATAACTGGCTGTCTGTGATTGATTACTTTGTAAAGATATACTTGCTGAAGTAGAATTGGAAGCAAATGCCGATGTGATTGATGAAAAAGCAAACGATGCTGTGTTAGAATTTGATGATGCAACAGAATAAGATGTTGAAACAACATTTGATGCACTTACTGCCCAAGATGCTGTTCCGTTGGGTTGTCCATTATAATACAAACTATATGCAGTAGTTGCTGCATTTGCATTCAATGATGTTATGGAATATGAAGCAGTACCATTTGGTATTGCACTATATTGCAAGAAAGAAGCCGTGATTGCATTATTATTCAACGACGCCAAAGCAAGTATTGCTAATGATGATGTTGCGGAATATGAACTTGACACTGCAGTATTTGCCCAACTTGATGATATGGATTGGGATGCATTAGATGCTGCCGACACAATACCACTGATACCACTGGCCAAAATATATGACGCGGTGCCTGCATGAGTGGAATCATAAGCAAAAAAACTTCCACTACTTTCAATAAAGAGCAACAACTGTCCAATTTCAAGTTTCTTCGATTCCCGCACGCTCATGTCTGTAGAGAGCAGAATATCATTGGATTGTATGTCTGTCGCATATAATTCCAATAAATCGGACACCTTTTCATTATTTGAAGCCATAATATAACCTATAAATAGACACTTAAAGTGTTTTTTTAACTTTTTTGATAATGAATTGAACCAATCCGCTTCTTACAACATCATCGTCTGTAAATCGGAACACTTGTATTCCGTTGGCTACTGATTCTTCATCATCAAAATAAGATATCATTTTTCGAAATCCACTTCTACCATTGATATCGGCTTGGTCGGGGTCGCCCAAAATAAACATCTTACTAAATTCGCCTATTCTTGTAATTAGTGTGAACAATTCCTTGCATGTCATATTTTGAGCCTCATCAGAGATTATGACTTTGGCGTTCCAATTTAATCCTCGAAGAAAACCAACAGGAATGGATGAAATTCGATTTTCTTTTTTAAGAATATCTATGTCGCTTTTTGGCAATAATTCATCCAGTTTGTCAATCAACGGAGCCAAATATGGCGCCATTTTATCTTCTGTTTCTCCGGGTAGAAAACCAAGTTTTGCTTCGGATGATTCCACAGCTGAACGAATGTAAATCAAATCACTTACTCGTCTTTGATTGAGTAATGTAAGTGCAGAATATATAGCCATATACGTTTTAGACGTTCCAGCAGGTCCAGAGACGAACATAATTTTTGTATTCTTGTCCAAAGCAAGTTCCAAAAATTGTTTTTGCTTTTCATTTAGATTTCTTTGATGAATTGAAAGAAGATTCTTTATTTTGTTTCTTTGTGGGATAATAGGGCTTGTGTCCTTAACTTCATTTGATTCGATGCGTTTGGTTTTCATCAGTATTTTTTACGGACTTTTCCTGTAGAGTTTTTCGTAACCTAACTATTCTTGGACAATACTCATAAGCCTCTTTTTCTATGTAATAAGAGTAGATATTGTCAAGATTATTTAAATAATCCTTCTCTGATAATGTTATAACAAAATCAGAATTTTTGAATTGAAACACTTCAACAAGCGACAAATTATGTTCAACAGCAAATGCGATTGTGCCGACAATTTGTTCCATCATGTCAAACTTGTATTTTTGGGAAAAGAATTGCAGTTCCTTATTATCAGATGGTATAACATATGGAGGCGGTAAATTATTAGTTGTATCCTTTTTTTCTGCCATATCTTCATCCAATAAATATCGGCAATGAAGTACAAAAAGAAAAAACGTGGCAGATTTCTCTGCCACGTTACGTATGAACTTATATGGATATTTTATTTATTACCAGATGCGATGCTTCTTTTTATCATATTGAACAATTTCAACTTTTGTTCCATCGGGCCAGCGACTTATGACCTTTCGCCAAAAATTCATCTCAGCGATAGCTCTTGGGTCGCCTTGTTCTGGGTAATCTTTATCCGATACTCTCAATCCACCACGAATGACTACATATCGTGTCTCTCTTTCTCCCGGCGACCAATCGGGTTCTTGTGGTTGTTCCACCATTTCATCTATGGGTATCTCCAGAGTAGGAACTTCATCTGGTTGTACCTCCTTTGTTCTTTTTTTATTTGACATTATTTTATCTCTCCAATTTTTTAGTTAAAAAATTTACAATGGATTGTGCATCTGATTTTTCTACAATTATGTCACCAGCGTTGAGACTTTTTCCACGAAGCAACTCCCAAATAAGTTTTATGCGATTAAAAAAAGAATATGGGACAGGAGTTTGATTCCAGACAGAAACATAAAATTCAGGTTCCCATATTATACCTTCTTCTATGGAAGACCAATCTTCGTAGTCAATCTGTAAGACATGCCCTTGGCATTTACAGAAAATTAGCATGGTTTTATCAGCTTCCATCAACGACATGATTATATTATGTCATAAGCGAATTAAAAAGTCAACATCCTTTTCTGACTATGAAGAATATTTATATTAGTGAAAGCTGATAACGAATATACGCGTTTCGACAATATTAAGTTTCATGTCAGATGCTTATTTCGCATCAACGTTCTTCTTTTGCGCAAAAAAATTCCCCTCTCTGAATATTTCAGAAAGGGGATGTTTTTCACTCATGGAATCATTAGAGTTTTTCTTCGGTTTTAGAGAAATACCACCTGTCATACTCTGCTCTGCAAGCCGTGTAATCAGCGGTATGAACTATGCGTGGTAAATTTGTTTTAAGAAACAAATCGGAGTTATATTGTTTTAAATATTTTTCATTTGAGTCATTAAAAAGACCGTCAGATAACTTGATACTAAGATATTCTTTCCAATCATAGGTTACTCCATATTTTTGAAGAAGAAACACGGCTCGGTCTGTCACTTCCATGTAGGGAAGATTGGGATTCATTTTATAAAACTCACCCTTTTTATATTTCCAATCTTGGTCTTGTGGAGCATAATATTCACCAAATTCAGGGTCACCTAATTTTCCCAAATCATGATGCATTGCTGCAAAAACCATTTGTTCATCCGTAAAATCAATATTCGCACCAGCTATTTCAAACAATTTCTTTGAAGCAAAAGATAATTTGATTACATTCATTACATGTTGCAAATATCCACCCGGATGACACAAATGAAAATGTTCACACATTGAAGCAGGTGCAGTGGCTAAAGGCAATCCTAGTGCATCATCCGCATCGGAATACATTTTCAGAAGTTTTTCTTTTCTCTTGCCTGTAAAAGTTTCACCAACGAATGTTAGAAATTCTTTATAGTTCTCTTGAATATCCGCATCTGTTAAATTTATTTTGTCAATCATATGAGGGAATTATAACACAGAATAAAAGATAATCAACATATTATATTGACAAAAGAACTATGGATATAATACCAAATATGATACCTATGATTTGAAGAGTTGTCAACGATTCACCAAAAATAAAAATTCCCACAAAAAGTGTTATAATCATGTAACCGATATTCCAAATGGTACCAAGAATAGAAAGCGAATTGAATTTTTTTATAGCAGGCAAAAAACACGAAGCATTTAACATGTAGAAAAGAAGAGCAAG